CGTAAGTCTTGCACTTGCATTATGATAAAGCTCTACTGCCCCACCCTGATCTCCGAATAAAAACCTATCACCGTCAGCATCCTGTAAATAAAGATCAGTTGCTTTGATAATTAAAGAACCAGTTCCTCCATCAGAGATATAAGAATGTGAATCATCGTGATAAATTTGTAAGTCGGAGCCTGTTCCAAATACAGCTTTTGTATTATCTGGAAGGAGTAAAGTATCAGCAGACTCGTCCCATAACATATACCTACCAGAAGTGGCCCCAAAGAATTTAACGTCGTGTCCTGTGTCATCTACTCCGACTGTTAATGTTCCCCTTTGGACAGAACCATCTGCTGAAGTGTCCCATAACCAATACCTACTAGCAGTATCACCAAAAAACTTGACATCATAACCTGTGTCATCGACACCAACAGTGATCGTAGAGTTAAACTGCGAGGCTCCTGCTTGAGTTAACGCGCCATCTATGGCAGCAGCGCCTGTAACTTCAAGAGTTCCAATCTGAAGGTCAGCCAGAGCATCTACTACTGCCGCACCGCTTCCGGCCCCGTCACAATAGACCATAACGTTCTTACCGTTTTGAACAGTAACATTTGCCCCAGAACCTTGACTTAGAATAATGCTATAAGGACCACTAGATCCTGAATCAGTAGTCGCGTTTTCAATAATAAAATAAGCTGGTGCCGTATTTGGGGCTATTGTAACCGTACAATTTGAATCCAAAGCTCCTGTGAATTTAATCATACGGTACATGCCGTCCTGAAGGTTCTCGGTCCCTGATCCAGGAGAGGCTTCTCGAACAGTCAAAGTAGCCGTATCGGCATTTGTTGTTATGGCTACTGCCTTGTACGAGGCCAGCCTGTCTACGATGTCCCAGTTATGGTTTGAGGTCGTACCCCATGTTCCAGATTGCTCACCAGTCGCAATTTTTTCAAAACTAAAACCAGTTGTGTATGTTGATGCCATAATCTTTTCCTATGCCGCTATTTTCGTCCAGTTAGGGGTTTGTGTCGTACTGACCGAAGACCAGCCGGGGGTTTGTGAGGTATCAATAATCCCCCATACCTGAGTACCGCTGGTTTCGGCAGTACCTTCAACGCCTGTGGGAGTAACGCTAGTTGCGGCGCTGGCTGTAACCGTTCCAACACTTCCTGTGCCAGCAACGCCCGTAAGCGTGATATCGCTGGTTCCTGTAATCGTAACAGAACCAAGTGCGCCCGTACCAGCAACGCCCGTGGGAACAACGCTAGTTGCGGCGCTGACTGTAACCGTTCCGACACCACCCGTGCCAGCAACGCCTGTAACCGTTGCCGTAATACTAGGTGTAACTGTGACAGAACCAACGGCTCCTGTACCAGCGACACCCGTCGCCGTGACTGTACCTGTACCCGTAACCGTGACTGAACCGACACCACCCGTGCCAGCGACCCCTGTAGGAACAACATCAACGCCTGTGGCAACGCTAACTGTACCAACGGCACCCGTACCTGCAACGCCCGTAACGGTAACGCTAATACTTGCTGATGCAGTAACTGTACCAATGGCACCCGTACCCGCAACGCCTGTGACATCGACGGAAATAGGAGAGCCCCACGTTCCAGCGCCCCAAGTACTACGTCCCCAGCCTGTGATGTTTGCCAAATCATTATCCCTTACGCAATTCTAATAATCGCTGTACTCGCACCAGCGGCAGGGAACGCTATCGTAAACGTACCAGCAGTACTGGTTTTGTTTCCGCCAAAATCAAGCGCACAGACAGCTTTATCACTGTTTGTGTCGTTATAAATCAAGGCACCCCTAGCAGTAATAGTAGCGGTTGTGAAACTAAGATCAGCAAAGTCCGTATATCCAGTGGTTCCGGCAGTTGCCGGATTTATATTAGTTAATGCACTTCCTCCAGCAGAGTAACTGCCGCTGTTAGCAACTTCACCCGTAGTGGTATAAGCGGTTGTGGCTGCACCCAATGTGGCAGTAGTGGACGATTTTCCTCCTCCACCTATGGCATATAGGGCCAGTTTAAAGCTGTTTCCGCCAGAGGCATCAAAATCATGGGTGGCAGACAATAGTTCACCCTTGAATGATGTACACATAGCTGTTGTAATTGCCATATCATAAACTCCTTAAATTTTTTGCCAGTTCAGAATGACCAGCTTCCCGTAATCTGGCAGCAACCGTAGCCCTGTCCTGATCTACAGCATGTTGCATATAATACATTATAACTCCATGAACGGTGTTTTTAAAAGCCATTGCTTGCTCTCGAATAGGTTCTGGAGCGTCTTCAGCTACATAAAGTATCTTGTCTACCGCCATCTGAGCAGCTTCTTCTACCGAAAGCCCTCTATTGTCGGTTGTAGTGATAGAAACCTTTCCCAGGGAAATTGAAGCATCTATTTCAAACATTTACCGCCTCTTTCAATGCAACCACCTTGTCGTGTCTGCCATACAAAATAGGCTTATCCACGGGTTCTGGAGGCGTTGTTTCTGACTTTTTGGTCACTGTCAAAGAACCGTCTTTAATAAGCATAACAAGAGGATCGTCTAGTCTGTGGTATCCGTAAAGCTTTTCCTCGTCTGGAACATTTGTATCTAAAAGTGATGAATCCTGTGCTACTTCTACTTTCATTCCACGGGCAACAGCCGCTGAAAGCCAAAATTCCGTACAAGCCCGTCCAGCTTCTGCCATAACAAGGTTGGATTTATACGAATAATCAAGCCCGTATAGGTAAAGCTTCTCAACTTTATGGTGAATAGCAAAAGCTATGGCGTAAGGAACCGTATTATTAAAATAGCATAGCCCCGTATCCTTAACCACTTCTTCAAGAGGGTAAAGAACGGCACCTGGAACTCTTTCGTCCAGAGTGCATGTGTATATTGGTCCGGGATGCGCTCCAAGTATTTTACGAAGGGCTTTGGTTTGGGAACCTGCGTTTTCCGTATCCAGAAACCTTGATGCTGGGTCCATCATAAAAACACGATCATGCTTTATAGGAGCCATCATGGAATTAATTGCCCACACTTCATCAAAGCTTTTGCCGTTGGCTACAGAAGAAGTAAATGTTCCTTGTGTACTTCCAAGCCCTACAATAGCTACATGCGCTCCTTTTAAACTTTCTCTCATTGCACAGGAATCCTTAGCATTTAACATTAGTTTACAGGTCTCCTTAACCTATCATACCTGTACTCATCTAGAGTCTGCTTTCCTTCGCCTAAATTTTTCAACCATTGAAGGGCCTCTTGGAATCTTCCGTTATATAAGGCCATCATGTCTTGCTCCCCTTTCATAAAAGTATATGCCTCGACAAGGGACGCATAAAGCAAAGCCAATTCAGCATTATCCCCGAGCCAAGTAGTTCCACTAGAGGCTGTGGTAATAGATTCAGGCCTAAAAAAGTAGTGTAACTCTACATTTAAACTACTGCTTGGAGTTGGCGCTATCAGAAAAGTGCTATCATCCCAATCCCCATAATAAAGAGGAATTCCTGTAGTAGCCGGATTTGGAGTATAGTCTTGTAAGAAAGTTACATGTTTATACAGTAAGAACTCGTTTTTCGAGCTGTTTATGACACTTAAAGAGTACGGAGCTAAGAAATCGGTTGGTTTAGTAAGAAACTTGACTGAACTGGTCAGGTTTCCTTCAACATTTTTACGAAACACATCTAATTGGCATTCTTTTAAAATACGCTCTTCAGCGTTTAAAATAAACCTGCTCAACTGACTTACAAAAGTCGTCTCGGCGTTATCTGTATAATCCTGGATAGCTGTCTTTAGAGTAGTGAAAGTATATGCCATATTATGCGCTCAGAGTTACTGGTCCAGCGGTAGCAATTTCTCCGCCCCCATCAAGGTTTCCAGTGGTGGCAGTTCCACTACTGGCAGTAAAAGTATACCGGTCATCATTTACTTTAGTAATAGAAAAACCTCCTGAAGACTCTATTACAGCTTCTGTAAAACCATCAAAAGGTAGTACAGTACGGAAGCGTACCGTGTCCCCAGTGCTACGTCCATGGCCCGGTTGCGTCACAGTTATAACGGCACTTCCGGAAGAACCTGACCTAAAAGGGTTTCGTTCAAGAAGAACCTCAACTGCTGGCTCAGTTCTATCGGGTCGTGCGTCCCGTAAAGCTTGTGGATCTGCTGCAATCTTTGGAGCATTTAACTGAGGCTGCTTTGCTTCCCACTCATCCTTCCCTACTAAGGCTCCTGTCCATTCCTTTCTCATGTCTCTTTTTTTATAGGCAGCTCCAGAACGATCAGATATTCCTAAAGCATGTCTATCTGAAGCATAGGTAGGCATTTAAACAGCCCTCAAAGAAGCTGCTGTTGGAACCAAAATCAACGGAACTCTGTCTTGATCCTCGGTAGCCGCTCTGTCAAATTCTTCTTCATAGATACCTTTTAACAACTGAACTCTATCCGGAGCCTTTTTAAGTGACATATAATAAGCCAATCCCGCAGTTAGGCACGGATAAAATCGGAAAGGTACTTGAACTGTGTTTACCGAGGTATCCGCATCATCAATTCGGACTATACGGTCATAAATTATCTGATCTGTATTATTTTCAGGAGAGGGCCATATCTTAAATAAAGGTGTTATTTGACGGTCTACATAAAACTGTATAGGCCTACCCGTTGTCGTTTTGTCAGGAATTCTAAGGAACTGATCCCTTCCAATTCTTTGAATGGATATATCTTGATCGCTTCTACGAACTACAGCAGATAAAATGTCCACTGAAGCCTGTACGTTGGTGAGAGAAGCGTCCGAAGTTACTGTAGTAGTAGCTGCGCTAGAAGAGCCTGTTATAGTTTCTGTGGCTGTGAAAGAGCCAGAAGGAATAGTTAGTGTCATTGTAGTAGAAAGTGGTTTGGTTATGACAGAAGCCGTAGTACCACTTGTCCCTCCAGTGATAGTTTCACCTATAGTAAAACTACCACTGTCAGCTACAGTAAGGGTTATTGTTCCTAGTGGATACGAAGTAACTCCAGAAGCAACTGTTTGAGTAACTTGCTCAACAGTCCATCTGTTCAAACCACGATTGGCCCAATCTGCAAAAAGAAGGTTTAAAGATCTGCGTGCAGTTCTGGCATCGTATCCGGTACGAAGTTCCAAACCACATCGTTCAAATGCTTCTTCTATATACTCTGCTACATCAGGCTCAAAATCTTTCGATCCAGAAACAGCCATGCTTAAAGACTCCTGTCATCCAACTAGAATCGACCTGAGAGCTATGAATAATTGACCAAGAATCAATAAACCCACACCCAACAAAATACGATTAATGTTGTTTATAGATAATTGTATATGATGCAAATCGTTGTTTTTGAGATTGTCCACCTTCTGAGAAATAAGCTTTAAATCTCCTCTAACCTGCACAATATCCAGCTCATTTTTCCTGTCTAATGACATTTTAGAACTGCTTTAAACAATATACGACTACAGAATAAGTGTCTCCACTAGTATGGCCTACAGTTGTAAACTGTATGTCTCCGGTCTTTCCCCCGGAGGCAGCGTTATTTGGAAGACCGCTAATATCTGAATAATCTAAAGTATCAGAGTAATCTGCGGGAAGCTCCAAGGCAATGACATCAGTAGTGGCATCCCAAAGTATTTTTACACCCATTCCTACGGTAGAAAAAATAACTTTTTGCAATGTCACACCAGAGCAGCTTGTTCCATCTTGGTTAGAAGCTAACTCAGAAACATCTACTTTTGTCACTGCGGCTTCACCAGTGCCATCACTTGTGTTGCTACAATAGATGACAGCAGTACGGTCTCCATCCACTATTGTGGTCGTTTTTACAGCATCAGCCATAATAAGCTCCTACCTATGCAACTTGCACATACTCAATGATGAAGGTGAAAGAACCTGCCGTGGTTGCATCTACCGTATTTGTAATATTGCAGTAAATGGTTCTCTCTGCTGACGCATACTGAACAGAAGCCGGGGCAGTAGTACCACTCTCAGTCTGAGTTACTAGCGTAGGCAAAGTCACATTTCCGAGTACTACCGTAGTACCACCATCAAGAATCTGGTCAGTAACAGCCGCAACGATCTGTGCGCCAGAACTAGTAGTCCCAACTTCGTAGCCAATATCGCCCGTCCCAATAACTGGAGCCGTGGCACAGAATATCTTGATATTGGTTATGATAGTATTAGCTGGTTGTGTGAACTCACCAATCGCAGGACTATCACCCGCCGAGGTATTTACAGTGACACCAGTAACGATACCAACATGCTTGATAAATTTGTTGACAAAGATGCCTGTAGATGCTTGGGAAGAAGTTTCAGTAACCGCGCCAGTTCCAGCCGTTACATTGATAACTTTAAAAC